GTCTCATCATAAGCGGTATTAAAATCTTTACCTTCGGCAAATTTTGCATATAAACTTTTAGCCAGTGCCTCAATTTCATCACCCTGTGCCATAGAAAGGCCTTGTACAGTTGCTCTGGTAAAATCTCTTGCAAACTCACCAGTAGACCTAGTTATTTCTGGCTCAGTAGTGTTGACATCTACTGCATCATCTAGATTGTCATACCAATTTTTTTCTGCCATTAGTTTCTTTTCCTTACTTTAAGTTTTACAGAATTATCAGGTAACTTATAGTACAAACCAAATTGTGCCTTATTCCAATCTTCTGCCTTTGCTATTGGGATAGGATCGAGTTGGGAACCTACTGGCTCATTAAAACCGCCTTGTTTTAACTTATTTAAAAGTGTGTTTTCTAGCACATAAAGTTGTTCTAACAATCCACTTGTACCCATTGCTAGTCCTTGAGTAGAGTTCGGACTTGTAAGTAAATTATCCAAAATTTGAAAGTCACCACCTACCAACGCACCAAGTTCATAAAGATTTTTTATGTCTAATCTAAGTGTTTCTGCTAATGAAGAAACTGCTGTTGCCTCTGGCGATGGTAAATTTATAATTCCAGACAATTGAGTTCTTGTTTTTAAATTTTGCAACTTTCTTGTATATGCGTTTAAGTTACCCAACATCTGGGTTAGCTTTGGCCTGTTTTCTAGAATTTTTAATTTCTGTGCAGAAGGCTTTTCACCTACCACAGTTTTACCAGATTGTTGATCTGGAAAAGGATTGAAGAAACCTGTTAAATTCTGTGCAGGTCTTTGTATTTGTCTAGAACCTCCATCAGGTGTGTTAATTGTTTCATTATAAGGCTTTGATGCATTGCCATAAGCAAGTCTATACTTAGCTTTTTCAGTATTTGATAAAGAATCAAATCCATCTTTTTGTATTTTTGGATTTAATTCTATGAGAGTATTATAAACGTCTGTTTTAAGGCCACTTCCTGTAAACATTCCACCCTGAGTTCTTCCATCAACAACGACTTGGCCAGTATTTGGATTTACCAACATACCGCCTTTTGGTACTGCTACTGGCTGATTCATCTTTTGTTGTGCTTGGTTCATGGCTAAGTAATTTTGCAATCCTGCATTAAAAGCATTACCTATACCCTCACCGAAACTAACAGGTATCTTAGAATAACCGCCCTGTTTTAACAATTCTGCCGAGGCACCTAGTAAACCAAATGTTGCAGGATCAAACATTCCAGTAGATCCAGTATTGGCACCTAATAATCCAGTCATATTTTCTGGTGTTTGCAGTCTGGGTTTTGGCATTTGTTTGTTTGGATTGATTGTAATTCTAAGTGGATTTGCACTTACAGGTTCAGTTGATCCATATGTAACCCTTGGAGTAAAAGTCATACCATCAGGTCGTGCCATACTAGCATCTCTTGCAAATAATAAATCTATAGGTCTAACCATATTACGAATACCCTAATAGGCCTCCCCCAATTGCTCCTAGCATGGGGTTAAAACCTGCCATTCCTGCCAATTGTGATCCACCTAATGCACCACCTAATGCAGATAATCCTCTATTTCTAAATACTGGTTGCGTTGTACTTGATCCAACAGTACCACCGCCAACTAATGCCAGATAATTGTTAAGTCTCTGATCATCTATATTTTGCTCGAAATTAAATCTGTCTATATCTGATTGGAGACTAGCCATTGCATCAGCTTCTCTTGCACCACCAACCTTTGCCAATTGTTGTGCATCTAGATTTTGTATGTTAGGAGCCATTCTCAAGGCATCCTGTTGTGCCTTATAGGATATTGGTGCCAATGCTGATGCCAATGCTTGTTGGTTAGCCCCAGAGCCATATCTTCCTGCTGTTGCAAATCTACTTTCAACACTGTCAATAACTGGCTTGAATGCCATACTCATTAATGGGTTTGTACCCATAAGATTTTGTTGCACTACCCCCTGTGCTTGAGCAGTCAAACTGTTAGGATCTAATGCCCTGTCTCTTACCATATCAAGTGCCATTTCACTTTCTGGAGAAAACCCTACAGTAGTTGGAAATGGATAAAAATTTGGCTCACCTGTTTCATATCTCTGCTTTGCCTCACTTAGGCCATATTCTAAAAATGGCTTTGCATACTCAGGAGGCTCAACTTGAGTATTGACAGTTTGTTGTCCACTTCTTCCGCCTTTGCTCATTTATATTTCCTTTACTAAAGTTATTGAAGATGGTTTGTAGCTTTTCAAAACTTTTTCCCATCCCTTTCTTCCATTGATCTCAACACCTTTGCAGGCATATTGTTTTGACCATTCAACAATCTCTGGCTCATTTTTAAGCAATGTCTTTAAATTACCGCCTGCAAGCCAAAACCTGAGTATCCTTCTATTTGGATAACTCACTATTTCTGTAACTATTGCACTATCCCTGTAAGCCCAGAACTGGGCATCTCCTGCCTGACACATGGCAAATACATCTTCTGCCGAATGACTGTCATGAGCATATTTCAATGCATCTACAATCCATTTTGTGCATCGTGTAAACTCATCCAAAAATGACGTAGTCAAAGGATCTTGTGGTTGTTGCACTAGCATGATTTAATGTTGCCTGCCCTTTTTGTCTGCCTGTCACATGAATTGTTACAGTTGATGCATCACTTGTTGTCGGCATAAATAATATGACACTGTCACCACCAATACGATCATCACTTAATGTCGTTGTCGTTGCACTGTTTGCCAGTGTAATTGACCCTGTAGAATTGACCTTGCCATCTAGAATATTGTTAACGACATTGGCCACATTTCTTGGATTGTCACCTAATGATGAAAGCCTTCTATAATTACTAACTCTTGTCATCGTCTACCCAGTGGCTGACCTTCTATGTCAAATCCTTGAGCAAAATCCCAGAACCCAGTTATATTCATTCTGATCCTGTGAAACCTGCCTTGTGATCTATGCTGAACAAAACCCTCGTCAGTTAATGAATTAGCTGTCGAAAAGGTTACATCATTATCCTGCCTGTCTCTTGCTCCAACCTGCACTGTGACTGACCCATTTTTAAAATAGGGTACTGATCTGGTAACCAGTGAATGTTTACCCTTATTCAATGCAAACTCTGACGTTTCAATGGTTGCACTCAATGGTTGCCCAGTAAATGACGTAATCTTTTTATCGACTGATCCACCAAATAAAAATGCTCCACCTTTATAAAGGTTTGAATCTAATGGTGCAGGCAATGAATCTAAATTACTGGCCAAATTATCCAAGGCCTCCAATGTATATCCTGCTGTAAAAAATGGGGCTATCAAGTCAACACTGACATTAGCAATTGACCATCTTTGTATTGCATAATTATAGATTAATAATCTGTCTGGTGTTGCTCCTGATTGATTACTATTTGATACATAAGACCATACAACTATCTGGTTTGTAGGATCTACAGCACTTGTCATTTTATCACTTTGTGATGAATTAAAATCCTTGAAGAAAAACTTGTTTACTTTTTCTGCACCTATCGGCACTGATTTTGTACCATCAAATGCATAAAACCCATCCTCATTTAGAAAAAATACTGTATTTCCAATGTGTGATACTGAACCAGAAAACGTACAACCTCTGGCTGTCTCAACCTTATCAATCTGGTAAATTAAAGGTGTACCAACATAGGATGCCCTTACAATTGCCTTTTCCATAAGTATAGTTGCATACTCACCACCAACTAAACCAGTTATTGCACCTGCATCTGGAATGTCTTGAAAGTCGGCCTGATCAGTTCCTACAGTCCATTGTGTTGAATTGTTAATACCAGACCATCTTACCCTAAATGGTACTCTGCCAGATCCTTCGTCTATATTGGCAGTCCAAACCTGATCTCTTACCACTGCAATAAAATCTGCTTTTGGAGGTGTTCCTCCTAAGTCTGCAAAGGCACTATCTGTTCCAAGTGTAAATTCCTGCAAGGTTTCTGCAACACCGCCTGCAACGATTACACTTGTACCAAACTGAACAAATCTCCATCTTTCACTATCAGTAAGTGAATATCCGCCACCTTTACTTATATCATCAAGATTAGATGTACCTGCATTAAACTCATAGAGTTTGCCTGTATCTCCTGCGAAAACTTTAACATTTCCAGAATTATCTTTTGCAGAAAATATATTTTTTAAAATATTTGTGGCCTGATTACTGACATTACCCAGTGAACTTAATGATCTATACCCCTCAAATGCAGGTATGACATTCTCGGCCACTGTAACACCTTTATTTTCTAAATCTGGCTGATCTGGTAGCCATTCTCCAAACTTAATCATTGTATTCTAAAACTTTCCTGACCAGTGGATTGGATAGTCCAAACTTCTGTGCCATCTGTTACGTTTGACCAAGTCTCTGATCCCTTGGCAATATTTGTCCAATCTTCACCTAATACTTTTGCATCTACTGTGCCTGTCACTTCTGCACTTCCTGTGGCTGTAACATTAGTTGTAAAGTTTGCGTTTGCGACTACAGTTGCTTCTGTGGATGCAGTTGCAGTCACTAATAAAACAACATTTGCTACAGCACTTACTGTAGAACTTACTGAGGCACTTGCAGAGACTTGCTGTACTCTTGTTGCACCTGCGGATGCTGTCGCTGTTACTGAGGCACTTGCGACTACAGTCACCTCAAATGTAGCTGTAGCTGTTACAGTACCAACAGTTGCAACATTAAATCCAAAGGTTCTAATTCTGGTTGGTGTTGCCGATACAGTAGCACTTGCTGTGCCAGTAGCAGTATCTGTCCTAATTCTTGTACCGCTTGCAGTAGCTGTAGCACTGGTTGAAACTGAGGCACTAACCTCAATTGCAAATTGTATATCTGCGGTTGCAGTTGCTACAGTTGAGGCTGAAGCAATAACCTGCTTTAACTCAAGACCTGATAAACTATCAATGTTTCCAAAACTATCGAGAGAATCAATATTACCCCAACTATCAAGCTGTTCTAGTGTAGGGTTATTAAAGTCAACTTTTAATAGATCTGAACTATTATCAAAACTACCACTTATCTGGTCTAGTGGTGTTGTTATTTGATCTAAATGCGGTGTAGTCATAGCATTTAAATCTTATTAGTTTGCAGAGATAGTTAAAGAACCACTTGCTACTTTTAAAATATCACCTGATGCAATTGTTTTTGCTGACGTAAATGAACCATGAAATAATAAGTTTCCACTGGATGATGCATCAAAAATACCCCAGTGACTTACCGAACCCCATGAGCCAGTTGCAGGGTCAAACTCGACACTTGCATTACTTGCAATAGATCCACTGGATGCTGATGCAAAGGTAATTGCTTTTCTGCTGTAATTATTTCCTGTCAATTCTGACCCACTTGCATCGTCACCTATACTGCCTGTGGCCAGTCCTAAATAAACTGCTGAAGGTGCTGACGTTGAGGCTGTTCCTGTAAAATGATCTAGAAATTTTAATTCTAGATAATCACTCATTGCTGACATAATTTTACTCCTAACTTGCTGATGATGATTGCCTTGCATAGACTGAACTTATGTGAAGTGACCCTGTACCATAATGACTTCTTTGTTCATCTTTCCTAATTTCCTCTATAGACCTTGTGAATTTAGCATCATAAGTAGAGGCTCTGGCCTCATCCATTAAGTATGTATAGGCCTCAACAAGACTGCCAGAAAGATATGCATCTGGATGCCTTGTTAATAGTTGATTGGTTGCATTGCTGTCTGACAATGCTGACAAACCACCAATGTAAATAATTTCTGCGGTATAGGCACTGTCAGGCACAGGCCTGAGTTTCATTTCAGCACCCACTATAGAATATGATGAAGGCTTGCCATTACCGCCAGATGGAAAATCTTTGTCTAACTGGATAGGACTTTTGTAATCCAAAACTGTATTTGGTGAAGTGTTCAGTTTGACTTCCCTGACTTCCCTTAAATCTGTCGGCAAAGCAATATATTCATCACCTACAGTCAAAGTTGCATTAGCCCTTTTTTCCTGATCTCTTGTTTCCAACTCCCTTGATAATCTAGCCTCGGCCAATTGGATAAAGTTGGGTATCTGGTCTGTAAGATCAGTCCTTGCCATAAAATTGGCAATAGCTGTTTTTAATTCTGTATAGGTTGAAATACTCATATATTACCACCGCTAGTCCTAAAATATCTATTGTCAATGTCGTTTAACCATGCCTTCCACTTTTTTTGTGCCTCTGGATTATTATGTGGATCACCAAACTTTTTCATTAAATCCATGTAAACCATAGAAGGTATTTCAGCCACTTGTTGCCAGTGGTTTTGCGTGTTGCCGATTAAACTGCCTTTTCTGTATTCATTTCTTTTTGATTTATTTATATCCAGAACCTCATGAATATGTTGCTTTTCCTCAATGGTATAACCACCATCTGGATTGTCATGCATCCATATTTCTTTTTGGCTGTATGGATTTTTTTCAATTAATCTTTTCATAAAAAAACCTTTGTTAGGGAGGCCGAAACCTCCCTAGATATTTGTGATATTAAGATCCATTTAAACCGATCACTGAGGCATGAGCCTTCGGTGCTGTCGGCATATATGTCCACTCATATACAATTTGGTGTTTCACAGAATCACCTGTTCTGGCTAACTCACTTTCAACAAAGTTTCTGCCATCAAGATTTCCGATCATAATGTGATCAGGATCAATAATGTGAATTTTGTTGTTTGACATGAACCTGCTCATAGAAATTGATAACTGGCCAAAGTCATTGAGAACCACAGAAATACTTCCTATAAATGAAGGAGCAGTATTCGCTGTCGCATTAACCTGATTTGTTACCAAGTTTGTGCCTGCCTGAGATAGGGCTGAAATATTTGCCTTATTCGTAGCATCACATAAGAGCATACGAGGGTTACCTCCATCGACCCATGCTTGTTGTGTAGCATTGTCAATCTTGGCTAATGTAAGAGCCGCTTCTGTACCAGTTAAGTCAGCTACGTCACTTCCATCACCAGTTCCAAATGAAATGTCAGATGGACTTGCATCACCATTTGTTACAAATGTAATGAATGTCGCTGACTTTCTTGGGTCTGATGCTGACTTTGCTACGTTAAGATCAGTAACAATTTTCTCAACATCACGTCTTAACTCAAGACCTTTCAAGACTTTTTGATAAGCAGTTTCTTTATCTCTACCTGCTTTATCAACAGCCTCCAAGGTTCCAGAGATTTGGAAGTCTTTGACTGAGATTTGAGTATTGTTAGTTAATCTTGTAGTCGCTGTCGGTGTTGCAAAACTTGCGTCTGCCAATTATGTTCATCTAGGTTCGTTAATCCTAGACCGATCTTTCGATCCGCTTATAGTTTCCTATAAGTTCAGACTATATCTTCATCCTCTTACGAGGAGCCATGCACTTCCACCCACTTGGGTGTACTTCCTTTCGGAATAGTCGTTGCTCCTTCCTATTGCTAGGCTTGGATCAGGATTGCCCTCGTCTTAACGTTAGGGGTTCCCCTGAGTTCACATGGTTTACTTCTAAACCTTACGATTTAGTGAGGCAAAAAATTACCTTCATTGACGGAGTTTTGATCTGCTGTCGCAAGTTCCTGAACCTGCCATTCGGTTAGTGTACCCTTAACAGTTGTCTTTTTTGCTGTAGAGAAAAAAGGTGTCTCTGTAGTATCTAGTCTATAGATAATATCAGATAGATCCTCTCTTTCACCAACAGCATTAGCTGTAGTAAATTGTGCCATTATTAACTCCTATTGGCTATTTTTTTTGATTTAAAAGATATTCGACTGCGTTGTCGAAATTGCTATTTTGCAAAAATTTATCTCTTACCTTTTTATTCTGGCTTGATACAATTTCTGACTTTGTTCTAGGAGTGCCTGCCTTCACCATTTTTGGTGCCTGTTTAACCTTCTTAACTAAGTTAGGTTTTTTCTTCATGAGATTGTCGTACTTCATTGCCTTCCTTAATGTCACTATTGCCCTATGATCAACAGCATTTGCTATTTCATCATCTGTGTAACCAATGACAGATTTAGCATAATCAACTACTTCTTTTCTCTCATTATTCATGACCTTTTCACTTTTCCACTCAGGTATTTTCGACAACATATTATCAAACTCACTTCTCATATGCTGTTGAAACTTGATTGTGTTTTCTTCGTTTTCACGTCTTGTGATCTGGTCGATCTCTGCTTGAACTTTTTTCCTCTGATCCTGCCTTATAGACCAATCAGTATAGATTGCATTAAATTCTTCTTGAGATCTTGTTTTACGCAGTTCATCCCAGTTTGGTTCTTGGACTGAAATTTGTTTTTCAATCTCCATTAAACCTTGTTTAAACTTATCTTGCAGTTGCTTCGTTTCAGACTTTTCTGCCTCAAACGATCTACGATCATCTTGCAATCTGTTTAACTCTTTATGAAATTTCTTTTCCCTCATGTGACCTTGCAAAGCCTGATCAAGGGTTACCTCTTCTTCTACACCATCAACCTTGATTTTGTAGAGAGAAGGAGCCTCTTCCTCGACTTCTTCAGTATCACCTTCGTCAAAAGTTGCATCTTCGGTTTCATCGCCCTCATCGGTTTCTACCTCTTGACTTTCATCAAGGGCTTCCTCTTGCTCTTCCACCTCTGACACTTGAGCCTCTTCTACAGGCTCGGCCTCACCATTTGTAGGAGTTACCTTGTTTTCGGTTTCCAATGGTAATAACATTTCTTGTACTGCTGAATTAAAATCCAGTGTTTTATTCTCTTCACTCATAATTACCCCTAATTAAGTGTTGTTTTTCTGCCAATCAATTCATTCAATTGGCTCTCAGCTAACCTTCCATTACCGCTAATGCCTGTTATGGCATCTTTAAGTGCCTGTAATGATTGGTATAAATAATAAATTCTTTCTCGCTCTTCGCTGTCCTTCATACTGGACATTTTCCATGCGGTAAGAAATTGCTCTTCCAGATTTGCAAAAACCTCGGTAAACATTGGGTTTTTTATTATTGCATCAACCTGCTTACCCTTATCAATTTGCTCTCTAAGCCTGCCCTCTTTTGACATTAAGAACTCCTAAATGGTGTATATCCAAGAAGGGAAGGGGGGCTTTTAAATATTGAAGGTCTTGTTGCAAACCTACTCATGAAATTCTGGTTAGCCTGATTGTAATCAAAGCCCTGCGGTAAATTACTTGGTGCTGTATTGAGCAATGAATAGTTCCTAGTAAAAGCAGGTGTATTTGCATCTGGTGGGTTTTTCGGTGTACCCACAGCATCATCAGCTTTTGTCTTTAACCTGCAAGCCTGTAAATCACTGTCAAACACATACCCATCAGGGCATTGCTCTTTTCCTGTAATTGGGTTTGTAGATGTTGGCACTGTCATGTTGTTGTTATCGTCACCCATATCCCTATCTAAATTATATGGATTTTGGTCTAGACCAGTATAAGTTCTGACATCTGGTAAAAAGTTTAAGCCAAACAATGGAGCATCATTAAACGCACCAGTAACATTCCCTAATTCATCTCTTGTAACTTGTGTATATAATCCTTGTGCATCTCTATCTTCTAAAATTTTATTAACACGATTTTGCATACCAAATATGTCATATGGCACTTCTGGCATAAGTTCTAATTGTGGAACTTGTGTGGGAGAAAAAGTTGTTGTCTGGCCAGTTAAAGGATCAAGTTCCCTTAAACTACCGCCTGCTAAATCACCTAAAGGTGACTGCATTCCTGCGGTTGCCTGTGTAGACAAACCACCGCCCTGACCGCCAAATGCTTGTAAATCAGAAACACCACCTGCTCTATTTTGTACTTGCTGTAAATCTAGTGCGGTTAGACTGTCAGTTGTATCTTCGTCACCTCTATCTCTTTCACTGGCTATTTGATCCGCATCTCTAGCTATTTGATCTAAGTCAGCATCAGATGTAAATTCATTGGTATCTTGACCTTGATCACCGCTACTACTTTCACCCATGACTTCTCCTATGCTACTTTCTTGCCTGACATGGCAGATCCCACTTTTTTCTTTGCGGATCTATACCAATGCCCTTTTATGTTTTCACCAAAATTTTTTTTTACAAATTTTCTCATATTGCGGACTATTTGCCTTGTGTTTCCAAATGGAGCCACAAATTCTGCCAGATATAAATTCTTACCTGACTGCCAATCATCGGCCTGCATTCTATACTCTTCATTTAGCAGTTTTTCTAAAATCTCATCACTAACCCAAGCCCATAAACAAAAGCCAAAAGGGTCGGTATTATTGTACCAGATCCTATATTGACCATGATACATTGGAGGAACAAAGACCCTCTTGACCTGATGCATTTTCCAGTGATGATGAAACTCTGACATTGTCAGAAGATACAAAATGTCACCAAAATAATTTCTATTGTCTTGGAAGGTTTGTTGAGATTTCACTGTCTGTAACTGCTTTTGCAACCCTAAGTTCTGCCTCAAGTGACAACTCCTGTCTTCTAATTTCTAGTTCAGCTAAAGCCTTTTCTTTTTTCAATGCAATTTCAGCATTGGCCTTCATACGATCCAACTCTATTTTTGCTTCGATTTTGATTTTTTCGGCTTCGATTTCCGCTTGTACTTTTCTAATTTCTGGATCTTCTTGGCTAGGTTGTTGTCTTTGCTGTTGCTCTTGAATTTTTTGCTGTACCAATTGTGGAGGGTTGAAAAACTGGTCTGCATCTTTGAAACCAAGTACATCCACCATTTGCCTAAGAGTGTTGGCATACTTACCCAAGTCCACCAATGGGTTATCAACTCCCAAAGTCTGCATAATAACTTCTTGCTTGCTTGCAATGCCTTGGAGAATAGCGACTTTTTGTTCTTCATTTGCTGTTCCTAATCCTACATTTACAACTATGTCAAAGCCACTTGACCCTTCCTGCGGATCTATTGGTACAAACTTATTTCTAAGCCTGACAACTCTTGGCTGTTGCTGATAGTTTGTGATTATGTGCAAAATGCCTTTAAATAAATCTTTCATGCCAGTTTCTGCAATTGTTCTGGCATAACTTTCTACTTTTGCCTGAGAACCCTTTACAGTAGCTTGCACCGCACTGGCTGTAGTTGATTGTAATACTGATGGATCTAAGCCTTGTGTTTGCCTACTAACACCAGTTCTATCGGCCTTAACCTCATCAAGATATTGCATGAGAGGCTGTATTTCTCTTCCTACACCTTGTGCCTGCAATGGCTGTATGGCACCTGCATTTCTAACCCTTATTATGCCCCCTGCTGTACCATCCAAAACATCATCAAGATTGGCCTGTCCTTCTTGAACAATTAGCCTTGGTAATACTGAGTGATAGGTACTATCTAGGTACTGCCTCATAAGGGTTGTCTTGATAGTTTGTAAATCTTCAGTGGCATCAAATATAGATCTGCCAACCAATCTGTGTGGCATCAATATTGGAGATACACAGGCAAAAGGAATATAGTCACATATTTCATTTTCCAGAATTTCTTCAGCATTATCACCTATGGCCAATATCTGCCTTAGTTCTGCTATACCATCTCCATCCTGATCAACCTTCATAGTTATCTGATTTACAATAACTAATTTCTGGCTGTCATCTTCTGGCTCTATATATGTACCGCCTTCCAGATCCTCAAATCGTCTTTGCTTTTCTTCTCTTTCCTGACCTCCATATACATCACCTGCATACTGCTCAATCAAATCTTCATCGTATCCCATAGATACCAAGTCAGACACACTCATTTGCGTTCTGTGACAAATGAAATGACAGTCATCTAAACTCTTGGCATTTTTATTAAAAATAAATTCTTCTGGTGGCACATTCTCAATTTTTACTCGGCCAGATTTTTTTCTGATTCTGACCTTCATATTGTAACTTCTGGTTACTTGTGTTTCTACACCATCATCATTTCTTAATGTTTCTGTATTTTCAGTTTGCGATACAATATCAATATCTGGATTGGTGAGCAGGGCAACCAGTTCTTCTTCCAGAATGCCATCATACTCGGCCTCTTGAACCTCATAACTTTCATCCCAACCAAACTTTATGACACCTAATTTAAATAAAAGACTATCCTTTATAAAGGTGTGTATGACCCTGTAACCATCGTTGTCATTGTTGATGATGTAATTGACATAATCAGTTAATTGGTCTGCTCTTTCCTGATCCTCTGCGGTTCTAGGGGCATATCTGACGAATTTATCTGATGATGTAAAGATACGCATCAATGATGGCATCAATGTCTCAACAACGTCAGCAAAATCATGACTGACTACAGAACTAAATCCATCTCTTTCATTACCCAATGGCTCACCAAGGTAATAATCAATAGCCTTCATTCTGTCCGATGCATACTCGGTTTCAAAATAATTTTGTGCCTGCTGAATTTCAGAACTAATAATAGATCTTAATTCATCCTGTTCCATTTTAGGCATTATTTTTTCTTCTTATTCTTCAAGATTGCCTGTTGCAACTTCTTGGGTAAAGTTTTCTGTTTTGCAGTAAGACCATTGGTCTTTTTCATTGTCTTTTTTTTCATTTCTTACCCTTTTTCAAAATTGTTTTGACTTTGCCTTTGGGATTGGCTCTTTTTCTGGTAACAGCCGATTTAATCTGTGACTTTGACATTCTATTTGCCTTGGCAGTCGGCACACATTTTGGATAACCCCTTTTGCTACCCACAGCCTTTTTTCTGCCACACTTCTCAAACCCACCACCTTTTTTAGGGGCTGAGATATCGACCCATTTTTCTTTCTTGAACCAACTAGTAAGTCCTTTTTTTGGTTTGGCCATTATGCCTTACCAGTCTTGTATTTACCGCCTCTTTTCTTATAGGTTCTAACCAGATAGCCATTGGCATAAGCTGATGGATAAACATCAAATTTACGTTTTGTTTCTGCCTTTACCTGTGCGTATAATTTTGGATTTGTTGGTATTGCTTTTGTTTTTTTTGCTGATGATTTTTTCTTTTTTACTGCCATGTATCTTCTCTATAATAAATTGTTTTTCTTTTTCTAGATCAGACCTGACTTCACATTCAGATGACTTCCTGCACATTTTCGGTGTTACACAGCCATCACACAATTTCATTTCTAAAATTGGTACATCTTTAACAGGCCTGCGATAGGTCTTGATAACTAACATTATTTCTTCTTTTTCTTTTCTTCTGGTGTCTCCCAGAAATACTCATCAGTATCACCAAGCCTGCCCCAGTCATTTCCATTTTCAACCTGATAATATTCTGTAGATACTTTGAAATCTGGTTGTTTGGGTTCCTGCGGTGTTAGTGAATTATCGTACAATCTCATTCTATTATTTGGATACAGGCCATATTGCCCATTTTCCAATTCAATTAAATTATGGCTTTTATGCTCGGATGGCTGTTCACTTGTAGACCAGTCAACCTCATCTGAATTGATATGATAATTATCCAAGGTGGCCACATAATAGCCCCTCATTAATCCATTGTTTCTGGTGTATACCTCAACATCCATAGAGCCAATAAACTGTTTATGTATGGCTATAACTCCATAATCCATACAATTCCAAAACTGCAAGTTCGGCAAGTCAAGATCTGGATCTGGTGTTTTTGGTTCTGTTACAAATGCCGAGATAGGTAGCTTGTCAAACAATGCCCCATATTCTGGTAAATATGTCTCAAAATAAAAGGCTCTTCCTGCCAGTGATTTGGCTGACACCCAGACACCTTTTACAAACTCACCATGACCATCTGCATGATCTCTTAAATATTCTCTTCTTACATAAACCTGTGTTGCAGGCAGGTTACAAACTAAATTAGCCAAGGTTCAGACCCCACCACACATCTGCTATCCATAAGTATATAATCACAGGTTAACT